CCGCCTGCGAACAATGACACGATCACCGTCGTGAACCCGGTGATCGTTGGCTGGCTGAATGGCGCGCAGAGCGCGAGCTGGACGATCGACAATGCCGAGCATTTCGGTCTCGTTTTCACGATTGAGGAAGGCCAATGAGCTTCGAGGGTGCGTCGATCCTGATCGCCGGGCTGGCGAAGATCGAGCTGCCGCACGAAACGCTGCGCCTGTGCGATGGCGGCTTCGTCATCAAGGACGGTGAGCAGTACCGGACTTTTCACCCGGATTTCGGGACGATCGCGGCAATCGAGCCAATCTCCGAGGGTTTCGGCGACACCTTGCCCGAAGGGCGGATGGTGTGGCTGCCAGCTTCCGGCGCGGCGGCGGCGGCGCTTTCAAGCCCAGCCTATCAGAACAGCAGCATGGAGCTTTGGCTGACCCAGGTCGATCCGGTGACCCATCAGGTCATCCATTCCGAAGAGATGTTCAGGGGCCTTCTGAACCAGACGACGCTGCGCCGGACCAAGGGCAACCGCGTGCTCGAAATGAGCTTCATGTCGCGCTGGGTGAAGCTGTTCCTGGTGAATGAAGGCAACGACCTGTCGTCGGCTGCGCACCAGCGGGTTTTCCCAGGCGAGCTGGGCTTCGACAACATGACTGGGCTGCAGCCAGATGTCGCCTGGGGCACAGCAGGCCCGCCCATGGGCTATGGCGGCTATGCCGGCGGCGGTTCCGGCGGTGGTGGCCGCAACTTCGAATTGTCTGGGGTCAATTTCGTATGACGCTGGACAAGGACATGATCCGCCGCCGCGATGCGAGCAAGGCGACCATGGCACGGTTCGAGATGAAGCCCTTCAGCTGGAAGCGTTCATCGACCTGCATTCACCTGGCGCGGTTCCACGCGGCCAACATGGGTCATGATGTGCCGCCGGTGCCGCTGTTCCGATCGCCGCTAGGCGCGCGGCGCGCGCTGCAGAACACCGGCCATGACAGCCTGGCCAGTCTGCTCGACAGCCTGTTCCCGGTGATCATCCCGGCGATGATGCGCCTGGGCGATCTGGCGATGCTGCCCGGCGACGAGGATGACGGCATGGGCGCGATCCTGATCCATGGCGGGGGGCGCGTGCTGATGGGCTGGCACGGCGTCGAGGCTGACCGCATCACGCCGATCGCCGAAGCGATGGGCGCCGTCACTCGGGCCTGGCGACTCTAGCCATGTCGAAAGTGCTGAAAACCGTGGGCGTCATCGTCGGCGCGGTGGGGGCGATTGCGCTTGTGATCAGCAGCGCTGGCCTGGCCGCGCCGCTGGTCGGCGCTGCCGCAGGCACCACTGCAGCGGCGACGGCGACCGCAACCTTCGCGACCGTCGGCACAATCGCCAGCGGCGTGGCGGCGGCAGCTCAGATCGGCTCCGGGCTGCTGGCCAAGCCACCGCGCGCGCAGGGCACCACGAGCGGCCTCTCGATCGCCCCCAATCAGCCGACGCCCTGCCTGATGGGCGAGACCTATTTCGACGGCATCCTGACCTGGGACACTGGTTATGGCGGGCGGGTCAGCAAGGTCGACAACCCCTATCGGTTCATGGTCGTCGAGTATTCGGGGTGCGGTCCCGTCGACGAGCTGGTGCAGATCTATGCCAATTTCCAGCCCGTCTATTTCTCCGGCAATGCCGCTACCGGCTATTATTCGGGCTTTCTCTATCGCGACGTGCGGCTTGGCGCCGTGCCCGAATCCAGCCCGGTGCTGCCGCAATGGCCCGGTGCGCCGCGCTGGAGCATGCAGCACAAGGCCTCTGGCCATGCGCAGATCGGCTATTCGCTTCGGTTCGACAAGGACGGCAAGGTCTGGGCCAACGGCGTGCCGCGCATCGGCGCGCTGTGGCGCGGCGTTCGTCGCTACGATCCGCGGCTCGACAGCACCTATCCGGGTGGCAGCGGGCCGTGCCGGATCGATGACCCGTCGACCTATGTCTACACGGCCAACAACGCACTGCACGCGCTCGGCTATGCGTATGGCACCTATCACAACGGCAAGAAGGTTTTCGGCGTCGATGGCGATTTCGACGCCATCGATGTCGACACGTTCGTCGCCTGGGCCAACGCCATCGATGCCAATGGCTGGAGCATCGGCGGTCAAATTTTCGAGCCGGGCGACAAGTGGAACAACCTGAAGCTTATTTGCCAGTCGGGCGCCGCCGAGCCGGTTCTGCTGGGCAGCACGCTGAGCGTGCGCTTTTCGGCCCCGCGCATCGCCATCGGCAGGATCACCGCCGATGACCTGGCTGACGGCGAGCTGGTTATCCCGGGCTCGCCGGACTGGCGCGACGCCAAGAACGTCATCATCCCGAAATTCCGCTCGGCGGCTCATCAGTGGACTTATCAGCCGGCGGGGGAAGTCGCCTTCTCCAACTATGTCGAGCTGGACGGCGAGCGCAAGGTCGACACGGTCCAGTTCGACCTTATCCAGAATGCGGATCAGGCCACGCAGGTCGGGTCCTACTACCTGGCCGACAAGCGCGAGCTGGGGCCGATCACGCTGCCGCTCAAGCCGCGCTGCTCCAGCTTCAGGCCTGGCGACTGCGTCACCGTGCATATCCCTTCGGAAGGCCTGACCGAGCAGCTGTGCATCGTTTCGGGCCGCAGCCTCGATCCGGGCAGTGGTATCGTCCAGCTGACCTTCATCACAGAGACCGAGGAAAAGCACGATTTCGCGCTTGGCCGCAGCGGCACGCCGCCACCGGTGCCGCAGCTGGTTTCCGCCGAAGAGCTGGACGGCACGCGCAAGGTCAACCTGGCGCAGGCGCCGATCGAGTATTCGGCCGACTTCACCTTCGACCTGGGCGATGTCGCGATCCTGCCCGACGGGTCGACCTGGCTGTTCATCAGCACCACGCCGCAGACCGGCAGCGCGCCTGCGATCGGCAACCCGCACTGGCTGCAGCTGACCGGTCAGGTCGAGCCGGTCTATGCCGATGGCACGCCGATGCGCGACCTTCAACCCGCCGAGCCGAACGCGACCGATGGTGCGGTGGTGCCGACGCCGGGCAGCGGCGTGCCGGGCAACATCAAGGATGAGAACGGCAATATCCGCCCGCCGGGCCAGTTCCTCAACAGCTCGCTGGTCTTCCGCAACGGCAAGCTCGATTATCTGGAATTGCCCGATGCAGAGCCGATCAACCTTGGTCGGGTCACCACGGCGGATATCGGGGCGGCAACCGCGTCGTCGCTGCGCCAGGCCGATGACAGCATCGCGCGACTGGCAGCGACCGCGACTTTCCTGCTGTCTGAATCTTCGCGCACGCGCGAGCTGCTGCGAGACGGCGGTATCTATGTCGACCCCGTCACCAAGCAGGTCCGCATCCATTCGGTCGAGCAGACGCGCGAGCGGCTGAGCAAGGCCGAAATCACGCTGGATGGCGCGCTGGCCAGCATCAACCTGAAAGCGTCGTTCAATTACGTCAACGAGCAGATCGCGCTGGCAGCGTTCGACCCCAGCCAGATTGCGGACCTGAGCTTCATCTTCAGCCGCCTGAATGAAGCGGAGATCGATATCGATGGTCTGAACGCAGCCATCATCACCCGCGCTTCGGCCAGCGCGCTGAGCGCGGTGACGCTGCGCGTCAACACTGCCGAAGAGAAGATCGACGCGCTCGAGGGGCAGATCAGCGACAAGGTCGGTTCGACCGAATTCAATGCGCTGGATACGCGGGTCAGCCAGGCCGAGGAGCTGCTGGAAGCGGTGCCCGATGCGGCCACCATCCGCAATTCGGTGACCGCCACGCGCCTGGTGCAGCTGCAGCAGGAAGAGAATGCGGAGAAGGACCTGATCGCCCTGGTGCTGAGCGATCGGGCCAAGCGGTCGCAGGTGCAGGCGATCGGCATTGCGCGCAACGAGCTGGGCACGCGGATCAGCGACCAGGACGGTCGCATCCGGGTTGTGGCCGAGTTCGGCCTGGCGCTGCAGGTCGAGCTGGGCCGGTCGGTTGCGGGGCTGACCGCGCAGAGCGTCGCGCTGGCCGATGACATCAGCGCCGTCGCGCAGGACCTGACCAATCTGCAGACAAGCTTCGACGGCCAGTTCGGCACGCTGCAGACGACAGTCGATGAGCTGGGCCAGGCGTTTTCGACCGAGCAGGAAACGAGCGGCCTGCGGTTCAGCGAGATCGAATCGACCATCGGGCAGCAGGGCGAGGATCTGGAAGCCATCGGTGCGCGGGTCGAGAATGTCGAGCAGACCAGCGCGAACATCGACGGGCGGCTGACCGCAGGGCTGCAGCGCAGCGCGACCGTCGGGCGCATCAACGATATCGATCTGCAGGGTCTGGCCAACCGGATGCTGCAGGCGGTGGCACTGACCGATCGCAACGCGCGCAAGGCCTTTCGCGAAGTGGCGTTCTTCCGCGAAGAAATCGTTACCGATTTCACGGCGAACAAGCGGGCGGTGGCATCGAGCCTGGTGGCACTCGGCGCGGAGCTGAGCGGCGCGATCGGCCAGATCACCGAGCTCAACCGCGTGGTGCTGGAGCCGGGCACTGGCGTGGTGCAGCAGCTGAATTCGCTGAGCCTGAGCACCACGGTTGCGATCGGCAGCATCAACACGGCGATCGAGACGACGCAGGGCGATCTGAGCAGCGCGATCGGTCGGGTCGACGGCCTTGAAGACGATCGCGACACCACATTCGATCTGCTGGGCGGTCTGGAAGATCAGCTGGCGGCGGTGCCGGTCGCGATCGAGGCTGCGATCAACCAGGCGCAGACGATCTGGCAGGAAGCCGACAATCTGATCGTCGAGAGCGTGACCGAGCTCAGTGGCCGCGTCGGCGATAACGAAACCACGATCCTCGAATCGCTCGAAATCATCGACGGGCTGCTGGCCAATTACGGCCTGAAGATCGACATCAATGGCCGGATCACCGGCTTTGGCGTCAACGCATCGCCGACCGCGTCGATCATGAGCTTTCTGATGGACATCTTCCAGCTGATCGATCCGGTGACCAACGAGGTCTATCTGGGCGCGGACTCGAGCGGCAAGCTGCGGCTGCGCAACGGTACGCTGCAGATGGACAACGGCACGGTGATGCTGGTCATCGGCCTGGGCTTTGGCGTCGATAACAAGTTCGTGCTGTGGTTCGGGCCGAGCCGCGCCATCAACCTGTGCAGCGAGACCGATGCCAGCTTCTGGCTGGACACCAGCGGGCAAGGCCTGTGGGGCCTGCGCTTTGCATCGCAGGTGATCAGCAACACCAACGAGGCGACATCAACCGCAAGCGACGCGATGACGGCGATCGGGCCGTTCCGCACCGAAGGCAATGCCAAGCAGGTCGAGGTCGGCTATATCTACGATCGCCTGGTGCAGATCACCGACGCGTTCGCCTATTCGGGCACGCCGCAGGCAACCCTGCGCCTCGAGCGCCGCCTGGGCGATGGTGCCTGGTCGTTCGTCGGCGAATACACCTTCAACGGCGAGGCCTTTGGCGAGGATGGCTTTGGCCCTGCCGAGCCTGGCAGCGCCAGGATCCGGGTCAGCGGCAACGCGAGCTTCACCGACAATACTGGGGGCACTGCCTTCTTCACCTATCGCGCGCGGCTGATCACCCGATCGGTCAGCGGCCTCACATCCACGGTCAGCCTGGAAGACAGCCTGAACCAGCGGATCATCCTCACCTCGAACGAACAGCTCAGCTAAGGAGCAGCCCAATGGCAGAATGGTATAATGTCGGCACGGTCACCTGGACCAACAACAGCGACATCATCAACGGCACCGGCGTCGCCTGGCTGACCAACAAGGTGCGCGCGGGTGATGCGATCCGCAGGCCCGACAATGTGTTCGTCGAGATTGCCGAGGTGCTCGACAATGACAGCCTGCGGCTGCGGGCGGACTATGAAGGGCCGACGCTAACCTTGCAGGCCTATACCATCCTGCCCACTGCAAGCCGATCGATCGATGCACTCGACTATTCGCTCGAGCTGCTCGACAGCTTCGGCGACGTGCGCGACGGCATCGGCTCTGGCTTCTTCCCCGATGGCACCGTGTCCAATCCGTCGTTCAGCTTCTTCCTGGATCGCGACACGGGTATCCGGCGGGTTGCTGCAAACAGCTTCGCCATCGTCAATGGCGGGGTCGATACGGCCTATTTCGACGATGCCAACAATACGGGTCTGGGCCAGACGTCGATCACCACCAAGCTGGACATTCTTGGCGATGTGCGCCTGCTGAAGAGCGGTGGCAGCCAGATCTATATGGGTGATCCCAATTTCAGCGGATCGTTTGCGCTGCGCGGACCTGGCATCGGCGCGACGCTCAACGGCGACGGCATCGCGGGCGAACTCAGCTTCTACAGCTATAACGGCACCAACGCGCGGGTGCAGCAATGGGTCATTCAGGGCAACGGCATCATGCGGCCCGCGAGCGACAATCTGGTCAACCTGGGCACCGCGTCGTTCCGCATGGCGCAGGTGTTCGCCGGCAACGGCACGATCAACACGTCGGACGAACGCGAGAAGACCTGGCGCAGCGCGCTGACCGAGGCCGAGATCCTTGTCGGGCGTCAGATCGTCAACGACGAACTCGGCATCTTCCAGTGGAACGATGCGCTGGCCGAGAAGGGCGAGGACGGGGCGCGGCTGCATTTCGGCGCGCGGGCGCAGCGGGTGTTCGCGCTGTTCGAAGCCGCAGGCCTCGACTGGCGGCGATATGCATGGTCCTGCCACGACGAATGGGGTGCGATCATCGAGCCCGAGATGGCCGAGGTGCCGGTCACCAAGACGCGCAAGGTGTCCGTGCCGACCAGCCTGATCGATCCGGAGACGGGCAACCCGGTCATGGCCGAGATCGACGACGACTATGTCACGGTCGAGATGCAGCCGACGGGCCGCATGATCACCGTGCGCGAGGCGGGCGATCGTTATGGCATCCGGTACGATCAGCTGACGCTGTGGCTGGTCGCTGTGCTGGGCGCTGATGCCGTGCAGCGGGATGCGCGGATCATTGAAGTCGAACAGCAAAATGTCGCTATGGCCGCGACCCTTGCAGCCCTCGAAACCCGCCTCGCAGCATTGGAGCAAGCAGCATGACGCCTGAACTCATCGCGGCCTTTGGCCAGTTCGGGCCGCTTGGCCTGATGATCGGCTATCTGGTGTGGCGCGAAAGCAAGGAAAGGGCCGCTGCGACCCAACGCGATCTTGCCCAGGCCGAGGCGAACAAGGAATTGGCTGGCGCGCTTTCAGCGTTAACCGTGACGATCCAGAACATGCTGCCCGGAGGTCGCGCGAGATGAGCGGGCTCGACGATCTCCGACTGCAGGCAGGGCGACTGATGGAGGCCTGCGCCGCTATCAACGCGACTGCCGACGATCAGTCAGTCAAGCTGCGACGTCGCCGCCAGACCACGCTTAATCGAAAAACCGCGCCGCAGCTCGCCGGTACCAGAGGAGCAAGGCATTGACCGATTTCAACCGCAGGCCGGTGTTCGACGCCGTGCGCACGATCGCTGGATCTCTCAGTCAGGAACAGGTCGATGCCATCGATCGCGCCATCGATATCGGCCTCGGCCGCGCAGTGCCGCGCGCGCAAATCGGCCTGACCGCCAGCGACTTCGAGGACGCCGCCAGGTCGCTCGGCTGTAGCGTCGCGCAGATCCGCGCCGTGTGGGAGGTCGAGAGTGGTGGTGGCTGGTTCAAGGACGTGCGCGCCGATATCCTAGCCGCTGATGGTCCCGGCGGTTTCATCGACGGACCCAATCTGCCGAAAATCCTGTTCGAGGCACACGTCTTCGATCGTGAGACGAGTGGACGATTCCGCGCCAGCCATCCCAACCTTTCGTCCAGGACCTGGAACCGCAAGCTTTATGTCGGCGGTCAGGGCGAATGGCTGCGCCTCAACCGGGCGATGCAGCTCGATCGGCGCGCGGCGCTGCGATCGGCATCGGTCGGCGGTGCGCAGATCATGGGCTTCAATCACCAGCTGGCAGGGTTCGACACGGTCGAAGCCTTTTGGGATGCGATGAAAGTCAGCGAGCGGGCGCATCTGGATGCGTTCGTGGCGTTCATTCGCAACCGTAGCCTGGTCAGCGCGCTGCGAGCGATCAGCAACCGCCATGCCGACTGCATCGCCTTCGCCAAAGGCTACAACGGCAGCGGCTATGCGGCGAACGAATACCATATCAAGATCGCCAGGGCGCACGCGAAATACGCCGCGTAGCGGCTGCTCATCTGGGGGTATCGGTGGGGGTATCGGCTCCGGCCGAACGTGCGCAAACCCGTGCAAAACTGGGATTTCCCGCAAGCGTTGATCCGGAGGGATTATCCGGATCACGAGAGCGCCCGATCAAAAGCCGGTTAAATGCCGAAAACGGCGGATTTCTGCGGTTCTGCGGCGCATGCCGGACCATTTTCCCGACATCAGTCAAAAGGTGGCATCATGCTGACCAACGCTGCCGTGAAGGCCGCGCTTCCTGCCGCGCGCCCCTACAAGCTCTGGGATGGCGGCGGGCTGCACCTGTTCGTCGCGCCGAGCGGCACCAGATCGTGGCGGCTGAAGCTGCGCCTGGACGGACGCGAGCAGCTGCTGACGCTCGGCCGCGCGCCCGAAATGACGCTGGCCGCTGCGCGCCTCGAGCGCGATCGCCGCAAGGCAGCGCTGGCCGACCAGAATGCCGGCGAGATCCAGCCGCAGACTTTCGACCAGGTCGCACGCGCCTGGCACGCGCACAATCTCTCGCGCTGGTCGCCGGTGCACGCGGCCGACGTGCTGGCCAGCCTCAAGCGCGATATCTTCCCCGCGATCGGCCAAAAGCCGATCGGCGACATCCGTCCGGCCGAGCTGCTTGGGCCGATCCGCGCCATCGAGGCGCGCGGAAGACGCGCGACAGCTTCGCGCGTCCGTCAGCGGGTGTCGGCCATCTTCGGTTTCGCCATGGCCCACGATCTGGTCGCTGCAGATCCTGCCGCGCAGCTCGGCCGCGCCATGGCCGGTACCGGGCTGGTCCAGCCGCATCCTGCATTGCTCGATATCGCTGACTGCCGCGCGCTGCTGCATGCGTGCATGCGCGCAGGCGCATCGCCGCATGTCGAGCTCGCCTCCCGATTTCTGGCATTGACCGCGGTGCGCCTCGATGCCGTGCGCGGGATGCGCTGGGGCGAGATCGAGCTCGATTGCGCCGACACCGGCCGACCGGCCTGGCGCGTGCCGCCGGCGAGAATGAAGCTGGCCAAAGACAAGAAGGTCGATCCGCGGTTCGCCCATCTGGTGCCATTGAGTGCGCCGGCGCTCGAGCTGCTGCGCGCGGCGTCCGACATCCAGGGCCGCGCCGATGGAGCACCGTTCGATCCGATGCAGCTGGTTTTCGCGCCGGCCGGCCGCACCTCGCCGATCGCGCGCGGGTCGATCGGGGCTCTGTATCGGCGCGCCGGCTTTGAAGGGCGGCACGTTCCGCACGGCTGGCGCGCGAGCTTCTCGACCATCCTCAATATCGATTTGGGCCCGGACTATCGCGATGCGATCGACCGGGCGCTGGGCCATGCGGAGAAGAACAAGGTCGAGGCCGCGTACAATCGATCCGGCATGATCGATCAGCGAACTGCAATCTTCGATCGCTGGGGTGAGCTGCTGGCCGCGTAAAACCCGGCCAGGCACTCGTTTCTAGCCCTGCAAGGCGGTGCCGCTGGCACGAGGCTTGCTCCTGGCCCCTGGACAGCCCGGGCGGCGCAAGCCGCCCCTACGCGCCGGTGCGGGTTTGCACGGCGATGATCGGTTCACCATCGGGTTCGGGGTCTGGGGCCAGTTCAAAGCGTCCGGCGAAGCCGGACTATATCACCAGCTCCCGGTTTCTCTGCGGGTGGAAGATTCGCGCTTGTCCAACATGCGGGCGATGGATTTCAAGGTTTCCCCCAGGCGGCCGTCGACCGCGCCCATGGCCTCGAGATAGCGCTGGGCCGACAAGCCCTCGACCATGGCCTTCCATTCGGCCTGGCGCTGCTCTCCAGCCCATTTGACGTCGTCGGGGAGCGGTGCTCGGCCCATCAGGTGGCGCACCATCTGCGCGACTTCCGGCGGCAGATCGAGCGCATAGGCGTTGGTGATCTGCTCGACCTGGGGACCGGTGGCGTTCTCGGTCGGCTTGGATCTGCGGATCCAGTGCAGGAAGCCGGCATCGCGCAGGCGCTTCAGCGCGGCATGAACGGCCGAATAGGATCGCCCGACCGCATCGGCGATCGTGGCGATCGCAGGCTCAAGCCGCCCTTCCTTATAGTCGACGAAGGTCATGTACAGCGCCTCAAGCACCTCGATCGCGACATGACCCAGTGCTCCGTTCCTGCAGCCCGGGCTGAGGCGCTGGCGCGCGCGCAGCGTCTTGCGCTCGAGCTCCTTGGCGCTCTTCAGCACCGCACCGCCATAGCGCCTGCCGCCGCGGCGCGTGCCGTCCCCGATCGGGCGCCAGAGGCGCTTTTCGATCTGCCCCTCGTAATAGCTGTTGCGCCAGACCGGCTGGCCGGTGCGGCGCGTCTTGGTGAATTCCTTGCCGGCGATGACATCGCCGATCGCTCGGCCGGCGCCGGTGCGCCCTTCGATCGCCGCCGTCATGCCGCGATCTCCCAGAAACAGCCGAAGCCGGTGACCCGGCCCCAGCTTTCCCGATGCTTCAGGCGATAAGCGATTCCGGCGGGGGCAGGCCCTGCATCAGCATGTCGGCCCAGGCTTGGGCGATCTGGCGGCGGCGCGGCAGATACGCGGCGCGGTTGTACGCTGCCTCGACGTCCCCTTTCACATGGGCCAGCATCCGGTCGATGATATCCGTATCGTCCTCGCGGCCCTGCTGCGCTGCCCATTCGTTCATGATGGTCGAGAAGCTCGCGCGCCATCCGTGCGGCACGTGTCGACCGCGATAACCAGCGTCGAGATAGAGCTGGCTGAGCGTCGAATCGCTGATTGGCGCTCGCCCGATCAGCCCGGGGAACAACCAGGACTTGTGACGGCTGGTCCGCATTGCCGCCTGAGCGGTGGCGACCGCCTGAGACGAAAGAGGCACCAGAAAATCCCGGCGGGAATCGGCCTTCAGTTCCCTGGACAGCTTCATCTTGGCTGCCGGGATTCGCCAGAGCGGCATCGGCCCGTCGAGTTCCTCGAATTCCTCGCGCTCGGCCAGGCGCACCACGCCCGGGCGGACCGCCGTCAACGCCAGCAAGCGCGAAGCCAGCCGTGTGGCCTTCAGTGCATGCCTGACGCCGTCGATCGCCTTCACCAGCTCCTGCAGCTCGTCGATCGCCAGGATCGCCGGGAAGTTGGATTTGCTCGCTGGTGCCAGCGCCTTGCGGATGATGGCGGCGGGATCCGTCTCGGCCAGGCCTGAAGCGATCGCCCAGACGAACACTTCCGATATATGCCCGCGAACCTCGTGCGCCATCGTCTTCGCGCCGCGCCGCTCGATCACCCTGATGGTCTCCAGGACCTCGACCGGCGTGATCTGCCCGATCGCCATCTTGCCGAG